AAGGGCCAACCGTTAACTTTATTAAGGTCAAACTCTACTAAATTGCAAAAATTTGAATTACCTAAAAGTATCTCTGCACAAGGATTTACGCCAGCAAACCAAGGCGCACGTTTCTTTGCGGCCTCTGCATTAATGAAGGCTGGCTCTGATCCCCCAGCGTCTTCCATGATCTCAAAGATTTCCTCAAGTTCCTCTAGGCTTGGCTTCTTCCAGAACAATAGTGAGTTGTTGGACTGCGCTCTCTGAGGGTTGTCAATCCAGTGGTTTTTCTTAGCTCTAGCAAACTTCTGCCACTCGGCTGAACCATAGGGCATCAAGGCAATCTCAGCACTACGGCGGCTGGACAGGCAAGTACCTAACCAGTTCATCACATCCAAGATATCCATACCTGTTAAGAGTTGCCCAGCACGTTTGTTCAGTAGCTCTGCAATAGCTTTGAAGGCCACAGAGATTGTCGCATCCCCAGAACTAATCCAACCATAACCCGACAAGCGTTCACCCGCTGGTCTGATTTGGGTGAAGTCTAGGATAACCTTCTTTACAGGCTTCTTCATTGCTAAGAGCTTACCAACACTCTTAGCCCAAGCCTCTGCACTATCTCCGACTTCCAAACGCCAGCTATCGCCAGCATAGTGTTCATTGTTATGATCATAACCACGGGTGTCTCTGGTTGATCGTATGACTTCGATCTGTACAGGCTTGGTAAAGCCATTGAGGTTACCAGTGATTGGTTCAAAGCCTACGCCACAGCCTTGTAGGAGAAGCCAGAAGCCATCAACTACGTTGTGGATGGTCTCTACTCTAGCAAAGCTACAGTTGAACTGTGAGGCCTCTCTGTGCTTGGCTACGTCAGTACCACCCAGCCATAGTGTACGGCCTGAAACCAAACCAATACGCTTAATGAACAAGACCCGTAGTTCCTCTAGCTCTGCGTGTTCATAAACATTAAGTTCACCACCTTTTGCACGTTCCCAGAGCCATTGCTGGTGGTGGATGACACGGTTAATCGTATCCTCCCAAGTCTCAAACTTAGTACCTTCCTTGTTTAAAGGGCGGTTGTATGTTCTGCGCGTAATTACCTGTGCGCGTGTGTCTGTAGTCATCTATTATCTCCGCTACCTTTAAGTACGCCACGATCTTTTCGGGACGCTAGTTTATCGATGTTGCCTATTGCTACTTTGCTTAGTGGTGAACCCAACATGGTTGACAGTTCTGCTACAAACCATAGGACATCCCCTAGTTCATCTAAGACTGCTTCTTTCGGGAACTCGCCGTCTTTGCGGTAGTACTTGGCTACCTTACCTGAGACCTCACCAACCTCAGAAGCCAATCCAGTGATCAGGTATTCTAAGGATTTATTTACAGGGTATATGGCTGTCTTGTGCGCCCTGTTCTGGTAGTCATTAAGGGTTAGGGCGGGGGCTATGTGATCTTGGTGAATTGTAGTACCCACAGGCTCTTTGTTGAACGCTTTTTCTATTTTACTTATATTCCATTTAGCCAAGTCTAACTCTCCATTAAGGCTGTCCAGCTACACGGGAATATTCCCCCCATAACTTCACTGATTTGATCTGCTATTTCTCTAGTCTCTGCTTGAGCATCAGGCTTACAACGCAGTCGGGCCATGTCAGCCCAAGCATCTAAGGACCCAGACCACCACCACTCAGTGTAGGTAAATTGGGGTAAGATGCCCCTCGCCTGTTCTGGGCAAACACCCTGTTCTAATAGGTGATTGTAGACCCCAAGGATGACGTTGTTGGTTGTACTGATATGCACACCCTTAATCTCTTCATCACTACTACCCTGCTTGACGTTAGCAGCTCTACCTCTCCAAACCTCAGGCACATAGAACTCAGGCTCACTGTCCACGTATCTACGGCTGATGGTATTGGCTCTCAAAAACTTATGCTTGAGAAGCTGTGCATGAACGTAGATGGGTGCTTTGACGTAAAAGCTGGCAAAGGAATGTCCGAATGGGCTGGTGTGCCTGTGCTTTGCTAAGTACTTGATAAGCCTACTGTCGGCTGGAAGTAGTGGTTCGTAGTGATCATCACGCCAATCAGGGTTCCATTCACTCTTCTTACCAAAACTTACCCGTGCTGCATTACAAACTGTTAGGTCAGACCCCATACTGTCTAGTAATTTTACTTGGATGATCTTGCTCCTATGTGACTGCTAACTTTTCTTTCCACCAACTCATCAAACCCACCAATGTACTCACCAGTGGGGCTGAAGATTTGAGGGACTGTCGTATGACCCGCTTGACCCATGAGGGTCTTGAGCCAAGGAAGCTCATCGATGTCATAAACTTTGACGGTTCGCTCTGTGGTCTGAAGGTGAATGATTGCCTTGCGGCAGTACCGACAACCAGCTTGACTGATAAGGGTGAAGCTCATTCTTGATCACCCCCACGCATCTCTTTGACCAACAGGTTCAAGTACCATTGAGCCTTCTCAAGGTCCTCGACAGGCTGACCCTTGTATCTGTACCTATGAAGGTACTTCTTAGCTGCACCTTCTAAGTACCCACAGAACATAATCGGAGACATGTTATCCTTCATGTAGTCGATGCACTCTATGCCGCCGCTGGTGTAGTGGTCTGGTTTGTTGATGTTGTCTTTGGTGTCCACAGTTGAGCCTCGTTTGTGTCAAAGTTATATTCATGTGGTCTAAGGATACGCGCACATCTGGCCTGTACGATGGCCTCAGTCTCTCCAAAGCCAGCCTTCTTAAAAGCACCAACAATGGCATCCCAAGGGTCCATGTCCTGTGCTAATATTTTAGCTGCCTTCACTGGTCCTACGCCTGTGCAACCTTTGTAGTTGTCAGTCGCATCACCTGTTAAGATTTGCATATGAAGATTGTAGTCTGCTTCCTCTTGGGTAACATCAAAGAAGCCTTTCTCTTTATCCCAATGCGTTCCTGAGATTGTAAGGAGGTCCTTATCTTTACTCACAATCACACAGTTTGGGATATCAGAATAAAGGCCTATGGCATCATCAGCCTCAATGTTCTCAAGCATGATGGCGTCATAGTTCTCTAGGAGATGTTGCCGTAGCCACTTGAGTAGTAGGGGTTTGCGCTTGTCGGTCCTGTTACCCTTGTAGTCTGGGAGAACATCTTTCCTGTAGTTGGTTGGACCTGTGATGAATAGCTTAACATCATCAGCGTTAGTACCTTCCCACACGTTGGCGTACTGGCTGATGAAGGATGCTAGGGCGTCCTGTTCGTGTGCGTGTAGGGTCCAGAGACCGTCACCCCAATCCACAGGCTCCTCACATACTGTGGCTGCTTGGTAAACAAGGATGTCACCATCCAGTAGAACCGTCTTCTTTGTCTTCTGCTTCACGCATGTCCCTTTCAGTGATTACTTGTATTCCAGCGGTTACCTGTTTGTACTCAAGCACTGCCTCGACAATGAACTTGAAGCTCAAGGCCAGAGACACGACTAGGAACGCACAGGTCATTATTAGATGAAGGATGAATGTTATTGACATAACACCTCATCAATTTTCATACGCACAACCATGTTGAATTGATCGTTACCAAAGTTAGCTAGACGGCGAAGGTCCCATAAAACCTTGGTTAGTTCCTCACACTTTGGGCATGGTTTTTCTTTTAAAGGTGGTGGTTGTTTACGTGCTGCCATTTAAGAGCCTTTCCAATTATTGCACTTGTGCAAGTATTTAGTCACGATGTTTCTTCCAACTGAAGTCCCTTGTCGCAACATCGAAATCAAGTATTTGAACACCCAGCTTTTTCTGAAAAGGTGAGCGAATAGAAGCGACATTATAATCCCTCTCTCTGCGAATAGCTTTGACATCAATGAGGGTGACTGCACCGCTGGCATCCATAGCAATAAGATCAACGGGGCCAGTGCAACAAGTGTTTCTATAAACATGTAGTCCTTGGTCTAAGAGGTAAGTGATTGAGTAGTATTCCGCTATGTCCCCAAGGACATTTGGGTCAGTGTGTCTCTGCCCAGTTTGCTCCGACTTTGTACTCACCGTCGAGTGGAAGTCTGATGGAGTAATACTGTCCAGAAAGTTTAATTGCTTCGATGCAGAGTAGTCCAATGTCATTAGCTACTTGTTCCCTTACTAGCACTTGCACCTCATCGTGAACGTAGGCCACCTGTTGGTAGTCCACGCCTTCAACAAAGCCGTTCTTATTTAGTAGGTCATGGAACAACACCACCCACCTCTTACATAGTATTGCACCACAGGATTGTAGCAGTGAATTGAGTGCAGCATGGGAATGTCTAATAGGAACGTGCCTACCATCTATGCCCTTGATGTACCCTTGCTTTGCCTTGTCCTGTACTGCTGATCTTAGTTTCTTGATTGCTGGTGTAGCTTTGAAATACTTACGCTTGAGCGCAGCCCCTTCCTTCTTACCACCACCAACAATAGAACCTATTTTCTCATCACCCCCACCATAAAGTAGGGCGTACTGGAATGTTTTTGCGTTATTTCTCGACAGGCCTGTAGCGTCTGCCGTGGCTTGGTGGATGTCACCTTCCAATAGGATGTCAGCATACTTGCCATCGTCCCACGCAGAAACGTAATGGGCTAATGTCCTCAACTCCAAACCAGAAACATCACACCCCATGAGCTTCCAGCCCTTAGGGGCATGAAACAACTCACGACACTCCCAACCATACTTGGCATTGACACTAGGAACTTGCCCAGTGTTTGGGTTGCTATGGGTACAGCGTGAAGTCACACATCCCATAGTGTTTACCCTGCCGTGTAGCTTGCCACCCTTAGACAGCTTGAGCCATGCTTGGTTGCCCTCTGCTAACTGACCAACCCTCTTCTGGATCAATAAGTATTCAGCTAACAGCTTGGCCTCTGGGTACTCCAAGGACCCCAACACCTTATCGTCTATCCTAGGCTCATCAGTCTCAGTAAATAACTCAGGCTCCCACCCGTATTTATGGGTGAGCCTCTGGGCTATGTGAAACCGACTAGCTGGGTTAAACGTGACACGCTTGATCTTAGTATAGGGTGCATCCTTCCAAACTGATGACCTTGTTACATCTTTGTATCTAAGGTCTCGCTTGGGTGTGATTACCCCTACACCTTCCCACCACTGTCCAAAGCTCTCGACTAACTCATTGTAGATATCCTGTCTTCGTGTGCTTAGACGGGAGTAAAGCTGGACAGCTTTCTCTTCATCCAAAGGAAATCCATTGTCAGTCTGCTTTAGGCAGATGGAATGTATGTCATGCTCAAGGTCAATAGCATCCTGACTACACTTCTGATTTAAGCATAGTTGATACAGACGGTAGTTTAGTTCCACATCCTGTTCGCAGTAGTCTAGCATCTCTTCACTAAACTCTGACCAATCGGTGCTTTCACCAAAGCTATCTTTAAGGTCACCTAACCTCTGACCCCAAGCCTTGAGGCTGTGTGAGCCTATGAGCTTTGGTATCAAGCGGCCTTCTCTGTGAAGCTTAAAGTCTTTCTCTCGTCTGTCAGGCCAAAGAAGCCTAGACAAGACCAAGGTGTCAGTGAGTTTACACTGTAAACTTTCCCCGAATAAGTCAGGGAAAAACTTACGCATCACCACCATATCATATGCCACAATGTTATGGCCTATTAGTTCTTTAGCCATCGACAGGAGCTTGGCACCATCGGGTATCATACCCCAATAGAACCTGTAGACAGCCTTAGTGTCTACGTCCTTCGCCACGATGCAATGGATTACAGAAGGATCAAGACCATCGGTCTCTATATCGAACACAAGTCTCATAGTTTAGTCCTCTCTCAGGAGTAACTTGTTGCACAAGTGGATGCTTTAGTTGTCAAGAATATACTGACGTAATCGGTCTGCCATTTCCTCAAGATTGTCAGCGGTATCCGCAATGCTGCCACAGTCAAAGGCTGTCTTAACAGTTTCGATATATAGTGCGTCCCAATTAAAGATAATTGCATCCTCGCTATCGGTATTGCCATCGATGTAAGGGTAGATTTCTACTCCCTCGTCACCGAAAAGAACCTCTAGTTCTATATCTAATCTAACCTTGTTACTCATTCTTTATCCCTAGACCTTTTCTGGTAGTTTAATACACAACGATACGATCTCTGCATAAGGATCAGGCGCAGTATAATAGAGCCTTTTGTAATCCATTTCTTTGTAGACCAAGCAGTGTTTTTCAGTAGTGAATACAGCATTAGGTGCGTGTACTTTGTAGCCTCCCATGTGGATTAAGATTACAATATAAACAAACATTAAAAGTCCTCTGTAGTGGTGAAGGTTTCATCGTCAGGCATAGAGACCTCATTCATACGGCCTGTATGTTTGTCGTACTCTAGGTGTGTTGCTATACCCGTCTCGCCCGTCCATCGATTTTTTAATATTCTGACGGTAGTGATGTTGCTGTTCTCAAGGTCCTGTTGGTTTCGTTCACAGCCAATAACCATATCTGACAACTGGCCTATTGCTGCGCTGCCTCTGAGTTGGCTCAAGCTTGTGACATTACCTTCCTCATGTCCCTTGCCGTCTGGACGCTTGAGGTGACTGACAAGAATGAGGCCAATCTTTAGCTCCTCGCACAGGCCACGTAGCAGGGTCATCAACTTGTCAATCAGCTTACGCTCATCGCCACCCTCCATACCTGAGGACACAACGATTGAGATGTGATCAAGTATGATGAAGCCACAGTTACAACCGTTAGCTAAGTAACGTATTTTGTCTAAGAGATTGTCAGCCTCTGTGGACCCCCAATGATCGTACAGGAAAACGCGGCCTGTACCGAGGGTACTCGTAAATGCCTCTAGCTTCTCCTCTGCCGAAACCTCGACGTTGAGGTGAAGGGGTTTGTTAGCTGCTATAGCCATCAGGCCTAGTGCGCTTCTCTTAATGCTCTCCTCTAAGGCTACGATACCAATGGTCTCACCCTGAGTTAACAGGTGGTGTGAGAACTCACGACACAGTTGGCTCTTGCCGATCCCAGACCCAGCGGTAACGGTAACGATCTCACCCTTTCGTAAGCCTTGGGTCTTCTCGTT